TGCTGAGCAGGTCTGCTCAGCCACTCGGTAAATCCGCATCATTTTAGTTCAAAAACCAAACTCTAAACTCCAAACATCCATGAACGTGTCACACCAAGTCATTTCAGTTCCGGTCTGGGATCTTAAACCCTACGAGAACAACGCTCGGACTCATTCCGACGAACAGGTGGATCAGCTCACTAAGAGCATCCGTCAGTTCGGGTTTAACAACCCAATTTTAGTCCAAGATGATTTAACTGTCGTCGCCGGTCACGGAAGATTGCTCGCCGCCAAGAAGTTGGGGCTGGAGTCCGTCCCGGTGATCAAGCTCAAGCACCTCACCCCGGCTCAAGTAAAGGCCTACGTCTTAGCGGACAACAAGCTCGCTCTAAATGCCGGCTGGGATGACGAGATCCTGAAGGCGGAGCTTCTGGCAATCCAAGAGGCCGGGGAGGTTGATATGGATGCGATCGGGTTCAGCGACGAGGAGATGACCGCGCTGATCGACGGAGTAGAAGTCGAGGACGATACTCCTCGGGAGCGCCCCGAGTATTCTAAGAAGATCGACACCCCGGTTTATTCCCCGAAGGGAGAGAGGCCGGAACTGCACACGCTCGTTGACCGGACTAAGGCCATCCAGCTTTTAGACAAGATCAACTCGGCGGAGATCCCGGAGGACATCCGGCAGTTCCTGTTCTGTGCCGCCCAGCGCCATAACGTATTTAACTATCACCTGATTGCCGAGTATTACTGCCACGCCCCCAAGGAGATCCAAGAGTTGATGGAGCAGTCTGCCTTAGTGGTTATTGACTTCAACAAGGCGATTGAGAACGGCTACGTTGTGTTGTCTAAGCGCCTTGAGGACATTTACTCGGCTTCATATGAAGCTCCCGTCGATGATGAAGCATAAAGACTTCGCGGCGTTTATCCTGACGCATGGGCGCGCTGGTCGCGTGGAGACGTTCCGGACTCTCCGCAAGTGTGGTTACACCGGTCGCATAGTTCTGGTGGTGGATGACTTAGATAAACAGATGGAGGCCTACAAGGAGGAGTTTGGCGATCAGGTTTACGTGTTCAGCAAGCAAAAGGCAATCGACCTGACCGACGAGTGCGACAACTTCCAAGACAGGCGCGCAGTTGTTTATGCGCGAAACATCTGTTGGGACATCGCCCGGGATCTTGGCATCAAATACTTTTTTATGCTGGACGATGACTACAATGATTTCCGGCACAAGATGGATGACAAGAACCGCTTTATTGACAGGTCGTGGATGCGTGACCTTGACTCCGTTCTAGACGCTATGCTTGATTACTACATTAGCATCCCGGCCTTGACTATCGCGATGGCGCAGGGCGGGGATTTCGTCGGAGGCATGGACGGAACGTCTTGGCGGAAACCTCGTCGTAAAGCGATGAACAGCTTTATCTGTTCAACGGATCGCCCCTTCAAGTTCTTTGGTAGCACCAACGAGGACGTCAACGCCTACGTCACCTTGGGATCCCGGGGCGACATCTTCCTGACGATCGTAAAGGTCGCGCTTCAGCAGAAGCAGACCCAACAGAACGCCGGCGGACTCACAGACATCTACAAGGCCTTTGGGACTTATGTGAAGTCGTTTTACTCAGTGATGTGTCACCCCTCGTCCGTGAAGGTTTACTTCCTTCCGGGAAGCACTTACGACCGGATCCACCATCGAGTCACTTGGAAGCACTCCGTCCCGGTAATCCTATCTGAAGAACATAAGAAACGTAGCTGATGTCGATCAGCCAGAAGACGTTGGTGGAGCGCTGGGAGCTTTCCCCGGGGCGGATCTCTCAGCTTGTAGCTGAAGGGATGCCGCTGGATAGCGTAGAGGAGGCAGAGAAGTGGCGCGCCCAGCGTCACCTATCAACGGGGATCCCGCCGTCTGATTACAAGATTGGAGGGGAGCAACCCGAAGAACCCGCGGCGGAGGAGCCAGAGGAGAAAACTCCAACGACTGTCCTCGAGACGTTCGACTCGATTATCGAGCGTCAGCGCATCCTTGTTCAGATCTCACGAAACCAATACATTAAGGCGGTCAAGTCCGGATCTCCTCAACAGTCCCGGCTTTACGCCTCTTACGACAAGACAGTCAACACCTTAACCAAGCTGAAGGCCGAGGCAGACCGGCTCGCGCTTATGAACCGGGAATATATCCGGGCGGCTGACTCCGCCGATGCCATGCGGAAGCTCGCCGGCGACTTCGTTAACCGCTTGGACAAGCTCGCTCTCGATGTGGCTGAAGCTTGCAACCCGGAGAACCCCGCGCGCGCCGTGAAGGTGTTAGAAGCGTGGGCGCTCCGAGCGAGAACCGAACTGTCCAAGGATGAATAAGGCGGAGCTAATCAAGATCGGCAAGGGAGTCCTGAAGCCGGCATACTCCGGAGATCCGGTGGAGTGGCTGGAGGCGAACGTGTTAGCGATCCCCGACTCCCCGATGCCCGGTCCGTTCCGGGCTGAGAGAACCCCTTGGATTGCGGAGGCATTACGCATCGCCGCCGACCCAGAGACGAGGTTGCTGACTGTCCTCGCGAGCATCCAATCCGGGAAGTCACTTCTGGCGCGCCTGTTCTCTTGCTACGTTATCGCAAACCAACCCGGCCCGACAATGATCCTTCAGGCGACCGACTCAGAGGCCAAGGACTTTTCCCTCCGCTATCTACGCCCGGTCTGGAATAACTGTCCGCCGGTCAAGGCCAAGTTCAAGAACGACGACATGGAAAGATCTACGACGTCGGACTTTGATCGCATGACTCTTTACTGTCGAGGCATCCACAACGAAACCAACCTTCAGCGACTTTCCCTTAGATACGTTATCGCGGACGAGTGTTGGATGGCTCCACCGGGACACCTTGCGGAAGCGAGCGCGCGCGTTACCGCTTTCGGTTGGATGGGAAAACGAATGATGATGTCTCAGGGCGGCGTCGCCGGTCAGGAGTTTCATCAGCTCCACGAGTCCACGGACATGCGAGAGTGGAATATGTGCTGTCCATCTTGCGGTCACCATCAACCTTGGGCGTGGTCGCAAGTTAAGTTCCCGGACGACTCAAAGGTAAACGACGAGTGGGATCTCATCAAGGTTTCTCAGGGGACGACGTTTGAGTGCGTGTCCTGCAAAGCGCGCCTACCGGACACCAACGCAACCCGGATGGAGGCCAACGCCGGCGGTAAGTTCATCGCTACAAAGCCGTCAAGCAACATTAGCTACGTCGGACTTCATTGGAATAGCGTAGCGACTATGGGATGGGGTGAGCTGGCGGTGATGATGATTAAGGCCAAGGAAGCCATCGAGGAGTATGGAGACGACGAGCCACTCCGGATCTTTATCCAGAAGCGTCTGGCAGAGAAGTATGAAGAACAGCCGGACGAGATCCGGACGGAGGCGAAGCCGGGTGACTACGGCATTGACGACGATTGGGAACACGAAGGAGGGTTCGTCAAGGGTCGCCCTACGCCCTACAACTACATCACCCCGGAGCAAAGGACGGAGCCAGATTTTGTTCGTATGAGATTTATGGCGGTGGACGTTCAGAAGCGAGGGTTTTATTGGATCGTTCGTGGGTGGTCCGGCGACGGCAGATCCCGTCTAATCTCCTGCGGGTATTGCTTTTCGTGGAGTCAGCTGGTTGACATAAACAAAAAGCACAGCGTTCACCCTGCTAATGTTTTCATCGACTCAGGTTTCCAGCCGGACGAGGTGCTTGCCGCGTGTGCGACCAACGGATGGGTAGCGACCCGAGGTGACCAGAGAAACGAGTTCGCTTGGAGGGTAAAGACTCCCGCCGGCCTAAAGACCGAGCTACGCCCGTATTCCGCCCCGGTGGTGGAGGCGGTATCAGGGAAGCGGGTCAAGCGGTTCTACTTTTCAAACCTACGCCTGAAGGACATTCTTGCCGCGCTAATCAAACGAGGCCGGCACATGATCCCAAGAGACGTATCGGACGAATACAAGAAGCAGATGAAGTCCGAGCGCCGCACAGTCGGAACCAATGGCAAACCCTTCTGGGACGCTATAAGCAAGGACAATCACTTTTGGGACTGCGAGGTGATGCTGATCCTCCCGGCTTTGGCTTGGAAGCTTACAGGCCGAACTGATGAGGTGTTTACCGCCGAGGCGGAAGAAGAAGGAGAGCAAACGGACTCTTGACATCCCCCGGGGATCCGTCAGGGTGGGTAAGCACCCAGCGAGCCCGGGCATGGTCTGGCTGGAAGGCACTCACCCCCTCTTCATAATTTAGAAGTCAAGGGGTGAGCCAATGCTTTGACTCCCGCGTAGGGTTATGGCTCAGGCAACCGGGTGCTTTCTTATCTTATCGCAAGCTCGTATCGAGTCTATTGCGGACAAGGCCGCTACGCTTTTAATGGAAGGCAAGACCATGATGACCTACACCGACTCAGGCACGTCAGTCTCTAAGACTTTCCCGATGGACATTCAGACGACCCTTATCGAGTGTCGCTACGCCCTACAGATTAAGGATCCAGCTCAATACGGATCTATTGATCGTGTGCGTGTTTACAATGGACTCTGGAACTTCCGAGGACTTTAATACGACATGTCAAAACAGAAATCGAAGCAAGACATTAAAAAGGCCATCAAGGACGTCAAGGCCTACGCGCGCCGCAAGGGTCTGAAAACCCGGGCGGACGGCTTCGGTGGTGGTGGCTCCGGGATCTTCTCTCAGTTTGAGGGTGCTAAGTATTCCAACAAACGCCAATGGGTAAACACGCCTTGGCCCGCCGACCAGAAGAAGGTGATGACCACCTTCGACCGGCAGGAGCTTACGCGCAAGATGCGCTGGCTGGCGGTCAACTCCGGACTGATCCGGCAGATGATTTCGGACAACGTGATCTACGCCATTGGCGATGGCATCCGTGGTCAGGCCTCCTCCAAGGATGAGGTCTGGAACTCGCTTGCTGAGTCTTATTTTAATGATTGGGCGAACAAGCCATGCGACATCACCGGTCGCTTTAACCTATGGGAATGTCAGCAGATCTCTTGCCGGAAGGTGGACGTCGATGGCGAGATGTTCATCCTCAAGACGTATTCTTCAGACGGAGTTGCTAAGATCCAGCTCATTGAGTCGCATCGAATTGGCACTTCCATCGCCGCTATGGGCGCGTCTGACGGGATGTATGACGGCATCCTTTTCAATAAGTTTGGAGCCGTAGTCGGCTATAACGTAATTCGTTCAGACGGAACGACTCGGATGGTTTCGGCTAATTCGATTATGCACTTGCACCACCCGGAGAACGTCTCAGGCGCGCGCGCATACTCGCCGATGCAACACAGCATCAACAACCTGATCGACATTCTTGAGATCCTGTCTATGGAAAAGCTGGCAGTCAAAACGGCGTCGGACATTACCCGGACTATCACTCGCGAAAACCCTCAGTTTGACGGATCCACTTCCGACTTTGAGGCCTTCGGGATGCGCCCGCAGGATTACCCTCAAGGGGTTTACGACAACCCGGAGCAGGTCGGCTCATTCATCGGCGGCAAGATCCTATCACTCGCCCCGGGCGAAAAGCTTGAAAGCTTCCAGAGCCAGCGACCTAATGCCAGCTTCACCGGGTTCATTGAGCATCTCCAGAAGGACTCCACCGCCGGCGTTCTGCCATATCAGTTCACGGCAGATCCTAACGGCATTGGTGGCGCCGCAATTCGTCTGGTGGTCAGCAAGGCTGAGCGCCTATTCGGAGCGCGCCAGCACATGTTTATTACCCGCTTCCTGACCCCGCTTTGGGGATACGTTATCGCCAATGCGATTGCCCGGGGCGAGCTTCCCGCCAACGACGAGTGGAATAAGGTAAATTGGGTAACGCCTCGCCGAGTCACTGTTGACGCTGGGCGAGAAGCGGCCGCAAACCAGAAGGACATCGCTATGGGGCTCAAGACCCTGTCTGATCACTTTGCTGAAAACGGCATGGATCCACGCGAGGAGATCCGCCGGCGCGCCGCTGACGCCAAACTCCTGAAGGACACCGCCGCAGAGTTCGGCATCCCGGTGTCTATGCTTTACCAGCCGTCGAACAACCCGGCGGACATTGACCAAACCCTCGGCGACCAAAAGGAAGCCAAAGCGCCCGACCAATACATCTCTCTCAACGACGAAGAACCAAATCAAAACAATGCGAAACTTATCTAAGGACTTTAAAGGGCATCGTCCAATGCTCATCGCCCCGGCTCAGGCCGAGGCCTATCTACAACGGGTCGGCGACATTAACATCCCGATGGAAGCAAAGATGTCCGACATGGAGGATATGCTTTCGGCGATCTTCGGCGCCAAGCCGGTGCTAGAAAAGTATCCGCCCTTGGCGTTCATCCCGATCAAGGGTGTTATCGGCAAGAGCTTGTCCGAACTTGAGTCGATGTGCGGTTGTTGTGACATTCAGGACGTCGAGGAGATGCTTGAGGAGTGCGAGCGCGATCCATCAATCAAGACCATCATCCTTGACATTGACTCCCCGGGCGGCACGTCCGTCGGCGTCCCTGAGCTTGCGAACCGCATCAAGAACAGTTCCAAGGAAATCATCTCGTTCACCGGGAGCGAGTGCTGTTCAGCGGCCTATTGGCTTGGATCTCAAGCTTCCGCCTTCTACGCTACGCCTTCATCCTCCGTTGGTTCTATCGGTGTTTACATCGCTTTCCCGGATTGCTCCGAGGCCTACAAGATGGAAGGCGTTAAGATGGATGTGATCAAGTCTGGCACTTTTAAAGGCGCTGGGATCCCCGGCACTTCCCTTGACGAAAACCAGCGAAAGATGCTTCAGCAGGAGGTCGAGGACATCCATACCGACTTCAAGGATGCCGTAAAGTCCGTTCGCTCGTTCGTTGAGGACAGCTCTATGGAGGGTCAGATGTTCTCCGGGAAACGTGGAGCCGAAGCCGGGTTGGTGACCTCCCTAGTCAATGGTTTTGACGAACTTATCGAGTCTATTAACCCAGCCGTGTTTACCCAAGTCGAGGCCGACGAGGAAAACGATAACAGTCACGCCGTCTCTGGACTTTCTTCCGTATCTGACGAGGACTACGAGGCGAAGGCCTTTATCAATGCTATGTCTGCCGCTGACCGCGCGCTTGCCGGCCTTGACGTAAAGATCTCCGAGGAAGGCAAGGACGATGAGGACGAAGATGAGGACGATGAGGACGAAAAGCCAAAGTCCAAGTCCGAGGACGAAAAGCCCAAGGACGAAGATGACGAGGACGAAAAGAAGTCCGAGGAAGGCGAGAAGGACGACGAAAAGGAGGACGACAAAGCCGAAGGAGACGAGGGCGAAGAAGGCGATGAGTCTAAGTCCGAGGACGACGACGAAAAGCCCAAGGAAGAAGAAGGCGACGGCGAAAAGAAGGACGACGAGGAAGGCACCGAACCCCAGCCGGACGACGAGAACGAACCCAAGGAAGGCAAGTCCAAGGAGGACGCCGAGGATGAGGACGATAACGGAGAGAAGGCGGTCGATACGGACGACAAGCACAACAAGTCCGGAGTCAAAAAGAACCGGAGCAAGCGCCTCGCTTGACTCACGCGTAGAACTAACTCGCAAAGCCCAATGACCCTCGAACAATCCCTGAAGGCCTTAAAGTCGGCCTTCACCTCTAAGTCCGGCGAAATGGAAGCTATGTCCAAGGAGATCTCCGAACTGAAGGCAAAGAACGTCGAGCTTGTCTCGGCCTCGGCATCTTCGGCTAAAGATCTCAAGGCCTACGCGCGCGCTCGCACTGATCGCGACGAAGCTGTTGCTAAGATCGAGGAGCTCACCAAAGCACTCGCCGCCTCCGAGGAACTGAAGAAGCAAGCCGTGTCGCAAATCGAAACAGTCGGCAAGAAGTCCGCTTCAATCGCGGCCTCGGTTGGCGTTTCTCCGGTTGAGATCTCTGCTTCCGATGCTGTCGGCGCCAAGACTAACGATGAAGTCTGGACTGAATACTGTGCTATCACCAATGCCGGCGAAAAGGTTGCCTTTTACAACAAGCATCGCCCGCAGATCCTTGCTCGCTTGGGCATCAAATAATTTCACTACACAATGGCACTCCCAGCTTCCCTGACCGCCGCTCTCGGCTCCCTTCTTGACGACTCTTGGGCGCAGATTGTAGCCGACGCCAACGCAAACAGCGGCGTCACCAATCTCACCTTTAACGTGACCCTGACTGAAACGGCTCCCCCGGGCGGTCCTATGGATGCGACTATTCGCTTCACGCATCGCTTCCGCACCGAGATCTCCCAAAGCACTCAGGAGCAAATCACTGTCACTGTCTCATAATTTCCCCTAACAACTTCACCCAACTAAATATCAAATAACCTATGGCAAATAATGTCCTCAATCAGGGTTTAGCTCCGCAATTCGTTGCGGCTGAAACCCTCCGCACCCTCGTCCCGATCCTTGCTCCTCTGAACAAGATCGTCACTACCGACTTCTCGGCCTATGTCGCCGAAAAGGGTCAGGTCGTCCACACCCGCTTCGCTAACTCCTTCTCGGCTTCGACCTACAATCGCGCCACCGGCTTCGTCCCTTCGGACGCAGACGCTACGGACGTTGCGATCACCCTCGCCGACCATAACTACGTCAGCGCCTCGTTCACCGATACGGAAGTCGCTACGATCTCGCTCGACATGCTCCGTCGCGTGTTTATCGCTCCTATGGCTAACGCCACTGTGAAGTCCCTGTTCGACGGCGTTCTTGCCGAAACCACGATCGCCAACTTCGCCAACGCCGCCTATTCCGGCACCAAGGCCAACTTTAACCGATCGGCTGTCGCCGGCGTCGCTACGAACTTGACCCTCGGAAACCTCCCTTACGATGGTCGCACGATGCTCCTCTCCCCGGGTGCTTTCGGTCAGCTCTTGCAGGATCCGTCTGTCGCTCAATACCTGTCTATCGGTGACACGTCCGTGATCCGCGACGGCAAGGTTGGTCGTCTCCACGGCATCGACATCTACGAATACAACGGCTTTGCCGCCGCCCCTGCCGGTGAACACCTCAATGGTATCGCTGGTTGCCGCGAAGGTCACGTCATCGTGACGCGCGTCCCTGCCGCGCCTACCACCGGCGGTGGCGAACAGCTTACTGTTCAGGATCCTGACTCGCAGTTCGCGTTCGCTCTCCGTAGCTGGTACGATTGGACGAAGGGTCTGTCCTCGGTGTCCGCCTCTTGGATTATCGGTCAGTCTGTTGGTAATCCTAACGGCGCCCAGCGTATCGTCATCTCCGACCTCTAAGCCATACGGCAAGAGGAAGGTTCGAACCCCCAGCGATGGGGGTTCTTTGTTTGTAGGTCATTTGACCCCTCTGGCTGGCCTCCTGAGGCGCTTTCCCCGGGGAGTCCTACCCTTCCCCCTCTTTGACTCCCGCGTAGGGTCATGGGCATCATCCAAGACGAATGGGCATCTGACGCCGGGGAGATCCTCTTGGAGATCCCGAAGGCGGTGACTGTTCAGCGTGGAGCGGGCGCGCCTGTATCTTTTAACGTCCTCTTAGGCGACCCTATGGTTCAGCAGGATCTTGAAACGGGAGGTTTCCTCGACTCGGCCTCCTTTGACGTTAAGTTCCTAAGGGCTGACTGCGTGGCTCACCCCGGGGTGGTTATCTTTGGGAACTTAGTCACGTTCAACAGCAAGCAGTATCGCATCGTTGCCATTAACGACCGCCCCCCGTCCGCTTGGGTCATCGCCCGGGTTCAGACCAAGGTTGGACCAGCCTAATGGCGGTCAAGGTCAAAAAGAATGTTCAGGTTGATGCGTCTAACCTGATGGCTCACCTCCACGACTTTTCTCAAGTGCTGGGCAAAAATCTAGGGGAGACAGTCCGGGAGCAAGCCGGGTTATTCTGTATGGATCTTATTAAATACTCTGGACCATACAAGGGGGCAGGGAAAGGCCTTGACTCCTCCGCAAAGAGGAAGGGTGAGGAAAACCTAAAGAAGTCCGTGTTCAAGATCTTTCAGCCCGTCGAGCGCGCAACGGCAGAACAGGTTGCTTCTATTGGAAGCTTTGACGTTTTTAAATTATGGGTCAAATCACCGGGACACAAATCGGTCGGCAAGAAGGGTATGGAAAAACAATGGGAGGCCTTCAAGTCAAAGCATCCCTCAACCCGGGCGACCACCTTTATTTCGTCGGGAGACTTTGCGGCGATGACTACGCTTCACAACAGGCATCGGAAATACCAAGGGAAGGGTGGNCTAATGCCCTACGCTGTCCGGGCGAAGTCAGGATTTGCGATCGTTCCGAAGGAAAAGGACATCGAGCGATACTACTCGCTGAAGAAGGACAACGTCGGCATTATGAAGTCGGGCTATTGGTTCGCCTCTCAGAAGATCCGGGCGAAGGAAGTAAAAGCGCCAGCTTGGGTTAAGCACTCCCAAGGGTCATCTCTCGCCATCGGGATTGATCAGATTAATCAGCCGATGAAGCCGGAGGTCACTATCGGGAATATGATTGGCAAGCGCGCTATCCCGAACTCACAATTCAAGGCGGCAATAAATTATCGAATGTATGCCATGCGAGTCCGGATGGCGGCAGAGCTTAACAAGAAAAAGATTGCCCTATGGCGCTCATCCCTGTCAGGATCTACAACCAACACCTCTAAGTTCTTTTGACCATGACCACATTTTACGGCATCCGCACAATTACCGAACAGTCCCTAAAGGCGTGGTTCACCGCCAACGCTTCCCTGCTTACCGGGGTTCAGGTCAACATCGGGCAGACCTATGACCTCCGCACCCTCCCGGCGGTGATCCTTTATGCTGAGTCGGCAGACTCCCACCCGGATCTCGGAGCCAAGCCACAAGGCAACTTCTCCCTGTCCGTAAAGCTCTACGTTTACTCGTCCGCAGACGACGCGACTACCAACGCTGACGCTCTCGCAGAGCATCGGGCTAGGGTGGAGAGCGTTCAGATGATTATGCAGGACGTGGAAGGCCTAAAAGGGGTCTGGACTCAGGGCGCGCTTTATCACGCTTGGCTTAGATCCGATGAGGAGGCCGTAGCCGACCGGAGGTATGGAAATGCCATGACTTATGAGCTTGTGGCGGTCTATCCCTCCCAACCTTGACTCCCACGCAGAGTTAACAATCCAAGACGATGGCACTTCCAAACACTTACGGCATCCCGCACACCTTCGGCGTTTATTCTACCGCCGCATTTATCACCCTTCAATCGGATGACATCTCCGAGAAGCTGAACGTCGATGTGACTGTGACGGACGAGTCTGGTCGCATTATCACCGACCGGGTAGATGACAAGCAGATCGACATCACCCTGTCCGGGATCCTGAAGGAAGGCGAAGCGCCCCCTNANGCCGGCGAAACTATTGTGTATATGGGCATCACCTACATCATCAAGACTGTAGATGATAACGGCACTAACTCCACGTTCCGCAAGGTTTCGGTCAAGGGAGTTAAATACCAAGAAATCTAATCCCCTTACAGGGATAACCCAACGATGGAAAAGCGTTGGTTCAAGGCCGCTACGATACTCCCTCCAACTGTCAAGGTTGGGGGGAGACGTCTTTTGCCNTTTTGCTTGCGTCACCGGATCGCGCTTGAGGCGCTGGACTCCCCGGTCGTCGAAACNACCAAGGAGCTTTCCACGACTCAGTTCATGCTGGCAGTTCGGGTTCTCTCCACGCACGACCTCGATGAGGTTCGCAAGCCGTGGACAATCCGGGAGCAGATCCTGCTGGCGTTTTACAACAATTCCCCCAAGTCCTTTCTCTCCGAGGTTTCTAAGTTGGTGACATACTTCAACGCGCAAGCACTGTGGCCTCGGATGTGGAATAAGTCGGACAAGCCAAAGGACTCGGCCTTGCCTTGGCAGTTGATGATCGTCGCAAACCTTGTCAGAAATGGAGTCCCGGTCGAGCGCGCTTGGATTATGCCGGAGGCGGAAGCCGTCTGGCTTTATTTCGCTAACTGTGCGCACGAAGGGATGGAAGTTGAACTCGTCTCCGACAAAGAATGGGAAGCGATGGAAAAGTATCGAAAAGAAAAAGCGGAAAAAGAAATCACTAAACCCAAACCCGAATAAACCATGGCAGACGACGTAAAAGTAAAGTTCGGTGGAGACTTCACGGATGTTTCCAAGGGTGCCGCTGACTCTGCGAAGCAAGCCGGATCTGCTCTGGAGACACTTATCACGGGGAAGATTGCCGCGCTAGGCGCCGCCCTCGCCGCCGCTTTCGCTGTTGGTAACATAGCATCAAAGGTGTGGGAGGGTTTCAAAAGCGGGATTTCGTATATGCACGACCTCAACCTTGCGATCTCCCGGACGGGTCAATCATCCTCGGAGTTTCAGAAGCTTGCGTATGCCGGCAAGGAGGCCGGGGTGTCAATGGACATCGTTGGTCGTGGCCTAACTGAAGCAGACAAGGCAATCAGTCGAGCTAAGTCTAGCGGATCTCAGCGCGACTTCCTAGCATCGTTTGGTATGGATGCGGAAAAGATGGCGGCAGGAACTTACACGTCCACCGAGGCCTTGCTTGCGCTCGCCGATCAGTGGGACAAGTTCGGGAATGAGGTTCAGACTAACGCCGGAGCTATGGCATTGTTTGGTCGATTTGGAGGTGCGATGGTTCCGGTAATTAAGCAGGGCAGATCCGCAATCGAGGAGCAGACCGCTTCCGTCCGTGAGGCATCTCGCGCTGAGATTGTTGGAGCCGCCGCGATTGAAAAGAAAGTCGCCGCGCTTGAACGATATACAAAGCAAATGGAACGGCTGGCGGCGGCTACAGCGGGGGTTAAGCAAATTGCTGGGGAGCTTACCGCGATGGAACAATCCTTTTCGGATTTCGCTTTTGGTGTAGGTCAATACTCTGATCAACCCGGCGGAATGAACCCCGCTTACCGAGATAAATACGGGGACAAGAAACCTCAACAAGCCGCCGCGGAGGAAATGGCAAAGAAGTATAAAGAACAATTCGGCATTAACGCCGAGGAAATGGCGATCATTGTTAAGCAAGCCATGCCTAATGCGACGGGCGCCAATGTCGGTTTCGTTAATGAATTCCAAAAGATGTCCGACAAGTATGTCGCCGACAAAAACAAAGGATCATCTCAGCCCGTTAACCAACTAGCTGGCGCGCTTTCTGCCTCCTCACTTCAAGCCATCGGAGGTGGTGACGTGGCCTCTGTTCTTTCCGGAACTTATCAAGCCGACATGGTTGACCTTACCCGGCAGATCGCGACCAACACCGCGCCAAGAGAAACGGCGCACCAAACCCCTTCCCCGGCTCGCGCTGGACGATAACTTATGCCATCTACAAGAATTGATTTCGGCAACGACCTATACGAATTGGTCAGGCAACCCGCCGGGACTGTCGAGATGGATGCCTACGGCTTAGTTCAAGCTCAGGCCACGTTCGCTTGCGACGTTTCGATCATCCCCACAGTCCTATCCACGTTCGCCACCGGTCAGCCATATCCGGACTCGCTGGGCTTCCCGCTAACGTCTTACCGCTATCGAGTGACCACGCAGAAGGCCGGCCTCGCTATGGTGACTGTGGACTACATCGGCGTGAACCGGCCTAACGGCTACACGGATCCGCACATTCAGGGCGTAGTGAACACCTCCGCGCAACCCATCGAGACGCATCCGAATTTCACTAAGATTACGGACTCGTCAATCTCGGGTAATGTCTTGGCTGGCGTCCCTGCCGCTAAATTCAACAACGCAATCTTTGGACCGCAAAC